CACGACGCTCTTCCGATCTATGTACGGAAATTCCGGAGCAGATCTTGTCACCTTTCCCATAACCTCAGGCAGCTTCTCTCTACGTTCCCGGAGTCTCTCGATCTCTTTCTCCAGAAGTACAATTTCCCTTTTCAGAGCCAGATATTGTTTTAACATTACTGCGTCCATTGGAATCACCCCTCTTCACCCTTGGATAATATGTCCGGTTGCTATGATACTTCTCCACTTTTCTGACTTTTCCCAGCAGCTGTGTAAGCTGATCCAAAGTCTTTTTATGCTGAGGCTCCTGAAAGAATTTTACAATCTCTTCCCTCTCCTCCAGTATATCTTTATAACGCCTGCGATCCAGCCGACAGCTATGCAGTTTCGTACTGAGCTTACTTCTCTCTTTGCAAGAATTCTCAAACTCGATCGCATGAATCAGATCCATTTGACGTTTCTCTTCTTCTGTAACCTTGTCAACTGCATACGCATATAGTTTTTTACTCTCGTTTACAAAATCCAGGAAAGCTTTGATCTCATCTGATACCATTTACCCCATCCTCCCTATACTTCCTCTTCGTCTTGACATCCCGCATCTCCGTTATCTCCAGTCCATGCATCCTTGCCACTGTATTCAACGCCCGAAAAATGTCTTTTATGTGTCTCGGCAGTTTGCTGGCATTCGCTATCGCTTTCCCGGCTGTCGGATCTGAATATCCTTCTCCATTTTTCATAGTCTGCCTCCTTTCAAAGTATTCCAAAACGGTCATACCTTACCACCTTTGTCGCAGATCTGACAGTCGTTGTTCGCTGCGCCGAAACAGCCATGGCAAAGATCTTCCTGTAACCATTCCAACATGCACTGCTTACAATTTTCTTCTGGAATATTCAGATCCTCATTCTCAGAACATTCTTCTTTGTTCTGGCAAAACTCCAACTGATCATCTATCCCTGTATCAAAAATAAATTCTACCAGCTGCTCATCTGTCATATTACGGAATCTATCTCCTCTGGTCATTTCTGTATCTCCTTTAAAAATTCCACCAATTCCGTTTCACTGTTCGGATATCGGTTATATTTTTCATGTGTCTGCCATTTTCCTACACCATTTACGCCTTTTGCAGATTCTGGTCCTCCGACCAAATGCAGGTATGAAGAAGTATAATTTTTAACAAACTCATTACTGCACTCATATTCTTCCGCAATCAAAACGGCACCATTTTCAAATTCATACCTGTAATACTTTGCTCCTATGTGTTCATCCTCGTACCAAAGTCCCCAGTCCCGGTAATTTCTAAGCCACTCTTTGCGCTGGTCATTGTTTTTCATTGGCGGAAGTTCTGGTTGTACATGCTCTTCCTGTTTTCCGTACATACCCTCATAAAAATTTCTCAGAGCTTCTACTAAAATCTTCTGGCGCATCATCAAGCTTTCCGGAAGCGGTCCATCTGTCTTTTCACAGTTAATGTATTCCTGTAAGTTATTTTCTTCTTCCCTTAGTATGTTTTGAATTACAGATAAGTTGTCTTTCTTTAAGCTCTCTGTTTTCTTTTCTTGTTTCTTAGCCATCTTTACTGTTCCTCTTCTCCAGTTCACTTAATATTTCCATAATGACTTTCCGTGAAAATTCTCCCGGATAACGATTCCTTAGCATCGTGGCTTCCACAACCAGCCTATCCCATTCCTGATCAGAATCTACACAACTATATTTTTTAAATAGCTGCCATACCTCACTGAAAAATCTCCAGTATTTTCTCAAAGTCTTTTCATCCATCCTAATTCCTCAATCCTGATATAGATTCCCGGAATGTCTGCCCAGAACTTTTCCACGATCTCCGATGCAACCAACGCATCATCTTCCCAGAATCCAACCTGTGTCATGCAGTCCTTTAAAAGCTTCTGTAGATTATCCGTATCTGGCTTTGTAGTCCGGTACTCCCCGTCTGCGTGCGCTCCTTTCGGAAAACACCATTTTACGATTAGCCGAAGACCATACTTATATTTTTTCTCTGGTTTATATTTCCCAAGATAAGCCATGAGTTTCTGCCTCGCTTTTTTCAGTTCCGTAGGTTCATAAAAAACTGGTTTACCATTCATGACTGCCACCTTCTTCTCCTGATGGGTTACTGTCGGAGGTTCCATTGCCATAAAAAATTCAATCGCCATTTTTCACACTCCTTTTTCCTGTCAAATCTTCCCTGTCATTTTCGCCTAGAGGTGTGCGTGTCAAAATTGGGGTGTGTGTCAAATACGTATATATAATATACGTATTTGACACCCCATTTTTTGACACCTCACTGCACCTATCAAATATAGTGTTTTTGACACTTTTGACACCCCCCTGTCAAATCCATCAAATGTTATATTTTGACATTTTTGACAGTTTATAGTATCATCTGTCAATTTATGTTTTTGACACTTTGACAGCAACACCATCTTCACGTTTAAATCCTTTCATTTCATCCACATATTTTTTCACCGTATTCAGTGTTACTCCCATATAGTCCTTCAGATCTGAAAGCTTTACCCTTCCGGTTCCTTCCACATCATTCGCTTCAAATGCAATCCGAAAGCTTTCTTCTTTTTCTGCTTTTCGCTCTTCCGGTGTCTTCTTTTTTTGTCTCCAGGCAGGCTGATCACTCTCTACCTGGACATCTTTTAAACTACCTACCTCATCCAACCGATGTGCCGGATAATCAAACCAAAGATTAACAGGCTCAAACTTAGGAAACTCCCGAAGCGTCCCTTCAATCCGCCATGCAGTCAGATTTTTTACCTTCTGTAATGCTTTGTCGATTTGCTTCTGTAACGCTAGCATTTGCCATTTATCCAGGTGTTCTTTGCAATAAGTAAGCATCTGTGCCTGACTGCATAAATCATCCTGTGAAAGATCATTCTGCCACTGAAAATGCGCATCCAGATACTGCCTGCACTCCCGGCAGACTGCTTTATTTTCTTCCTGCTTTATCAGTGCCTCTGTTGTTTCCAGTTCAATCAAATCCAGCAACGCATCCGGATCTCTTGCGAACACACCGGAGCCGCTGGCACGATCCATAGATTTTTTACTTCCCTGGCTTCCTTTTGAATGATGATGGCAGTAGATTACTGCACATCCCAGCTCTGTACATACCAGGTCGAACTGGTTACAGAAATTCGCCATCTGATCCGCACTGTTTTCGTCACCGGTAATGACTTTATAAATAGGGTCTATGATGATAGCTGTATAATCTTTTTTTGTCGCCCTCCGGATAAGTTTCGGAGCCAGCTTATCCATAGGCACAGACTTTCCTCTCAAATTCCATATATCTATATTCCGGAGATTTTCTGGCCGGATTCCCATGGCAGTGTATACATCTTTAAAGCGGTGCAGACAACTGGCTCTATCCAGTTCCAAATTCACATACAGAACACGCCCCTGTGCACACTGCCACTGCAACCATTTCTTTCCTTCAGCAATCGCTATACATAATTCAATCTGCAGAAATGATTTTCCTGCTTTGGAAGGTCCTGCAATCAGCATCTTATGACCTTTACGCAGTATGTTTTCAATCAGACATGGCGAAAGCTCCGGCAAATTCTCCCAAACATCCTCCAACCCCTCAGGCTCTGGAAGATCATCATTGATTGTTTCAATCCACTCATACCACTCCTCCCAGCTTCCTTTTCCTATATTCGTGGCTACAAGAAACTGTTTCTTGCCATTTCTCATAACTCCCGGCATCCTAGATAATCTGGAAGGATTTTTATTTTGTGTGTCTACATCGATTCCATTTTTCTGACAGGTCTTATACAGGTAATCTACACGTTTACGATATTCCTCATAATTTGCTGCTTCAATCCTTACAATGGCATGGAGGCTTTTCCCTCCGGAATGCACAAGGCACGCTACGGGAAGTTCCAGTTCCCGGATCAGGGCATTCTGTTTTTCAATAGAAGTATTATCTGATTCTACAAGAGCATAACGATATTCTGTTACATTTTCATTTTTACATCCTTTTCCGTCCAGAGGGTTGAACCGTATCCATGCCCCTGCTTCCGGATCATAATCACCTAATACTGCCCCCACATCACCTTTACATTTTAACAATTTCTGGATTAACTGCCGCGCAGTCCTATCCCATGAGCCTTTATCCGGATACTTTTTATCATCGTCCGGCTTACTCCAGCTCCGGGTCACATAGCCGACTCTTTCGTCGGTGCCAAAAAGTGTTTCTATATAGGTAACTAACTCTTTTACCGGCTCCCATTTCTCCGGTTCCTGCACTTCCTTTTCCTCTACCCATGAACTATCCACAACGCGGGTAGAATCACTCCTAATTAGGTCATCCCAATCAAGCTCATGGCCACGCTGCGGTTCCCATCCACGCTCCATTGCCATCTGAACAATCGTACCACCAGTGACAGGACTTGATGTCCCGCGGAAGGTATTCCATTTTTTCTCACATTCTCCAGCATGATATCGCCCATAATCCTGTCTACTCCATGTATCCCAGTCATTTACAGAGTAGCCTTCATGCTTCAGTGCCATGCCTACGTTGACCCAACTCTGATAGTCCAGCTCTGCAGGATTAATATATCCAATAATCTCCAAAAGGCTTGTTCTCTGCTCCATCCTTCTTATACTCCTTTATACTCCTGTGGTACAATATCATGTGGCACACGCCATCCATTGGCAGCAATCCTGTCTATCAAATTCTTAGCCACATCAAATTGCCAGGTACCTACATGCTGAAATCCTCTGTTTTCAAGAAATCTAATCTGTTTAGGGGTAGTAAGCCCTTCCTTTCGGCGCTTGTCCAGACGTTCTAACAGCTTAGATGCTTTCCCGGCATTATCGATCTCATCCGGCAGAATCCCTAATTTCTCTAATGTCTTCTTCTGACTCTCTGAAGGCGGCGCCATCTCCCATCCAAAAGCCGGTACATATCCAGAAAGATCCTCTGCCTGTATACTCATCTCAAACTGTAGCGGATCTACCAGTTTCTTCTTCCGTTTCTTCATCTCTGCCAGCTGTTTTGCAAGCGACTCTTCCCTTTGGGCAATGACATCTTCTGCTGCCATATGTTCCGCCTCTTCAATATCTACTGGACAACCGGCTGCCTTTTCCAGATTCTCTGTCATTTTCTTCGCCACCTCTTCACTGTCACAAATCAGACTGGCTGGATGGCACAGTTCATGGCGCTCTGTATGCCATAAAAAATCTAATAACAACAAATGTTCTTTTCCCGGAGATAGGCGAGTTCCCCGACCAACCATCTGGCAATATAGGCTCCTCACTTTTGTTGGTCGGAGTACAACCACACAATCCACACTTGGACAATCCCATCCTTCTGTTAGCAGCATGGAATTGCATAAGACGTTATACGCTCCTTTTTCAAATGCCTCGAGAATCTCTGCACGATTTTGGCTATCCCCATTGACTTCTGCTGCCTGAAAGCCATTCTCATTCAGAATATCCCGAAATTTCTGGCTGGTCTTCACCAGAGGAAGAAATACCACCGTTTTTTTGTCATGACAGTATTTTTTCATTTCTTCCGCTATACTGTACAGGTACGGATCCAGGGCTGTTCCAATATCACTTGCTTTAAAATCCCCCGCCTGCACGCCTACATTTGCCATGTCTATCTTAAGAGGTAAAGTCAATGCCTTGATCGGTGAAAGAAATCCTTCCTTGATTGCTTTGGGCAAAGTGTATTCATAAGCAAGCGATTCAAAATATGCTCCCAGATTCCGCATATCTCCACGGTCAGGAGTTGCTGTAACACCCAGTACCTGAGCCTCCGGAAAATGCTTTAATACACGCTGGTAGCTATCTGAAATACAATGATGGGCTTCGTCAATGATAATTGTCTGAAAATAGTCGGCTGGAAACTGTCCCAGCCGCTTTTCCCTCATCAAAGTTTGTACAGAGCCTACTACAACACGAAACCAGCTACCCTGACAGCTCTCTTCTGCCTTTTCCATTGCACAGCCTAGACCTGTAGACTTTCTGATTTTATCCGATGCCTGTTCCAATAATTCTCCCCGATGGGCAAGGATCAGCACCCGGTTTCCACGCCTTACACAATCCTCCGTCACCTTTGCAAATACGATCGTCTTCCCACATCCTGTAGGGAGTACCAGCAGAGTTTTCTTAATTCCGTTGTCCCACTGCTCAAAGATAGCCTCTTTCGCCTCTTGCTGATATGGACGTAATTCCATGCTTAAAACCTCCCTGGGGTAAACTTCGCTCCTTCTTCTTTGTCATAAACCTTTTTGATACGATTGAACTTCTGTTCCGGATTTTTCAGTCCAGGCTCCTGTGTTACCTGACATCTTCCTGTACTTCCCGGAACCAGATTCCAGTTCATGCGCAGCTGCTCTCCTTTCTTCTTCAAGCCGATTCCACGGAATAATTCCGATAACTTCCACTCCAGACTGCTATGCAATACATAATTTTCCCGGATCTCCACATCACGGTCAGCTCCATGGATAATAAAATAAACGATAGCCATATTGCATGGAGGAAGTTTTCCTTCCCCTTTGGAACGTCCACGTTCTATTTTGTCAATAGTGAAACTGTAATCCCCTTCCGGTAACGGTTCAAAATCCTTCCCATCATTCTCAATGGTATCATCCCATTCAAATTCTCTTCCTTCTGCTCCCATACTACTTTCCCTCCTTAATTAAATGGTATTTCCATGTTTTTTCTTGCTTCTTTGATCATTGCGTATACCTGTTCCCAGGCACCCACCAATACACCTGCCACAAAATCCTCCGGATAATCTCGAACCGCCATGTCACTCGGAAAATATCCCCTTGCTGCTACCACGTTCTGGATATCCCACTCATCCACCTGATGCAGTTCCATAAGGTCACGTAATGCCTTAGGAATCTTCGGATCAATTTCTACTGTCTGCTTATTTGCAATTTCTTCCGGTTGAGCCTTTTTATCTACTACAGCATTGGTATCTACTCCTGAAGGATTTGATAACGCTGTCTCTTTTTCGCCCTGGCCGACAGATCTCACATCCTGTTCCAAGGGCATCTTAGGAGCTGATGTCCCTACCTTCTGTATTTCCCCGAAAACATGAGAAATGGAACGATATTCAAACGCTACTTCGTCCGGAAGTCCATACCGGTTCTTTGCATCCCAGCAACTGTGATGACTGGTATACAGAACACGTTTCCCTCCTTGTGCTTTATTTTTACCATCTACTTTTACAACATGAGTTTTATAATTGGCAAACAACACCATATCTGCCCATTCTTTCACCATAGGCGCTACCTGTTTCGACAGTTTCATCTCCCAACGGTCGTATGCTCCCATCTCATCCGGCTGCTCAAACTTCCGCATCTTCGCATGAGCAGTAAGCACCACATGAATACCCCGCTGCTCGATCAATTCTGTTAAAAGGTTTAACAGACGCCCGAACTCTTCCTGAAGAAAAACATATCCTTTTCCATATCCAAAATCCTCAATCCCAGACTTCTTGTATTGACTACAGAGCTCCGCTGCACATAATTGCTCCGCCCAATCTGCGGTGTCAACCACCAGAGTCTTGCACACTTCTGGATGGCTGATCGTATATTTGACTTCTTCCATCAACATGCTCCAGCTTGTCGGTGAAGGTAGTCTTGCCACATCGATATCCTTGGTACTCCCTTCAGTATCGATAAAAAGCGGTTCCGGAAACTGGCTTGCAAAAGTTGATTTTCCAATCCCCTCCGGTCCATAGATCACTGTCTTTTTAGCACTTGGTATCTTCCCTCTTGTTATCTGCATTAAAATTCACCTGCTTTCCATGTTTTAGGTTCTGCCGGTTTTTCTGTTCCTGCCACATATCCATCTTCTATGATAATGCTGCATTCTTCCCCTGTAGAAACTCTGGTAGCGATTGCCTGCAGTCCTTCTTTTTCCAACCAGTCACCGAACTCCTGAAGGGTTCTGAGATCCATCTGTTCCAACTTATCCAAAAGTACAAATCCACATTTAGGATTTAATTTCCGCACAATAGCCGTGGATACTTTCAGACGTTCAGATCCAGACATATTATCCCATTTCTGCCCTTTATAAATAAGTTCACCATCTGCGACTGATAATCCTGGAAGAGGAAGTTCTGCGGAAGAAAGCAGTTCTGTCTTCTTATCTCTGATCTCCTCCAGCTTTCTGGTAAGCTCCGCATACTGGTTTCTATAAGTCTGTGCATCCTCCTCTGCCTTCTCCTTATCCAGATTGGCACGTACTTTACGATTCGTCTCTTCAATATTGGAAATACTTGTTTCCAGCTCCTCCGTTGATTCATCCTGCAGGTCTTTTGCCGATTTCTCTGCTGTATCTAAATCTTCCATTAGTTTTTGATGTGTCTGCTTCGCATTGTCTAATAAATCTGCCAACCGCAGGACCTCCGCATGGGCTCGTTTCACATCTTCCCGGATTTTGGCCGCCTGTTCCCGTTTTCTCTGATTTTCTCCATTCCTAGCCAAAATCTCCTGCTGTTCTCGGATTAACTCAGATGGTGATACCAGATCCTTGGGAACATCTGGATAAAATGGTTGTTCTTTTGCAAACTTTTCTTTTTGATCTGCGGTACGTCCTATATATAGACGTTCCTGATATACTTCTTTCTCTTCCTTTTCCAGCTCCATAAGATGCTCTTCTACTCCAATGATCTGTAGCAAAGTCTGCGCTTTCTTACTGGCAGATGCATCCATGAACCTTGGAAGATCGATGGCCAGCTCACTGATAAATTCATTCAAAAGCTTCTGACCTGCTTTCTGCCCATTCGGATCCGTAACCTTCAGGGCACTGTTTTTTCCTTTCCTTTCTACTACCAAACCATTATTCGTAACAATACGTAAAGTAGGTGGAATAATCGACCCTTCTCTCGTAGCCTGAGACGGTTTAAACCGTTCTCCACCTAATGCCCAGGCAATGGAATCCAATACAGAAGTTTTTCCTTGATTATTATTCCCACCAATAATGGTAAGACCATTCTGGGTTGGTTCTATCTTCACCGCTTTGATTCGTTTTACATTTTCAATTTCCAGTTTATTGATCTTTAACGACACTTATCTTTCCTCCTTCAAAATCTGGCTGATCCGTGACGGATGACAGCCCATCTCATCTGCGATCTTCGCTTTCTCTGGCACAGGCAAGGCGGTAGTTTCTTCCACCGGGGTTTTTCATTGTTAACCTCATCTTTTACTCCTTAATGTATAAGATCTTTACAATCCATAATGAATTCCAAAACCTCATACGGCACTGCCTTATCTTTTCTGAACCAACCCATTGCAAAATTGATGGCGTGTATTTTTTCCCATTTTTCTCTCTTCTGTTTCAGCTCTTCGATTCTTTCTTTAATCCTTTCTATACATGCCTTCGTGTTATCCATCTTGTCCCCTCCTTTTTGATCGGATCCGTTGTATCTTA